ATCAACTTTTTATTAAGGGATCCGGGAAAACGGACTTAGGCTTTCTTGGCGTACAATCAATCCCCAGTAACATATGTGTTATATATGTGGATAATAATGAATTACGGGTAGGCTTTACGGAGTCAATATCTGCTACAAATCTAATAGTTGAGGCTTATTACACCAAAACCACAGACACGCCTGTATAAGAAAGGAGGAAAATCAAAATGGCTTTAGATCCAGAACAAATAACTGCTAAAAACTTCAAGGAATTTTACGAAAGAATCCTCCCGTACCTTAATGGTGCCGGAGGGAATGACTACTCTACGGATGAAAAAGTTATTGGGAGTTGGATTGATGGGAAACCGCTGTATCAGAAGACGTTTACGGGATTGAACATTCCTACTGGATGGGATAACAGCAACGCCGTTATTACTCCGTTAACGCATGATCTTCAATCGGATTTTCCGGGCGTTGATATGTCAAAGGTCATTAGCGTGAAATTAGAGGTTTACAACGATGATCAAGGTCATTATATAACGCATAGTGCGCCTGCGACGGTTAGCTTTTTTGGGGGGAGTTCTACGTATTACGGATTTGTATTTGTGAGCTATGGGTTCTCTGCGAATGCTCATATTACTGCTGCCACGCTTCAATATTTTAAATAACAAGGAGTCGTTATGGACAAATTGCAGACGCTCCATGCTTTCTGGAGCGGGTTCGGGTTAAAGGCATATGACGAGAATTCGGTCCCGGACGGCGTGGAATTGCCTTATATCACTTACGAGGCGTCGAGCTCTGATTTCGGCAATTCTATATTGCAGAACGCCAGCCTTTGGTATCGTTCCAGCGGCTGGGCGGCGATCACGGCGAAAGCGGAAGAGATTGCAGACTTCATCACGCGGGGCGGGCGCATGCTGAGATACGATGGCGGGGCGCTGTGGATCCAAAGGCAGAATCCATGGGCGCAGCGCATGAGCGAGCCGTCCGATGATATGATAAGGCGCATAGTGTTGAGTTATTCAGTTGAATTTTTGGATTAGGAGGGAAAAATGCAATATACAAAGATTCCTGCAACGACTTTTGAGGAAATACAGTTAAATGCGGGCATACTCGTGGATGATTTCGATCCATCTGACGGCACGATCGGGAACCTGCTGGGCGCGACCACGGGCGGCGTGCAGTTCCATGATAAGGTCTCTTATACGGATTTCGGGGAGGACATCGATAATTGCCCCAAGAACATGATGGAGCTGAAACGGCTCGATTCGCATGAGGTCAGCATGAGCGGGACGTTCGTCACCGTATCGGCGGCGACCGCTAAAAAGCTCATCGGCGTGGCGGACGTGGATTCTTCCGATGCGACGCATATCGTGCCGAGGAACGATGTCTTGATGGCTGATTTTACCAGTGTTTGGTGGGTCGGGGACTATTCGGACAAGAATACGGGGACGACCGCCGGGTTCATCGCCATCCATCTTTTCAATGCCTTGAACACGGGCGGCTTTCAGATTCAGTCCTCTGACAAGGGAAAGGGGAATTTTGAGTTTGAGTTCATGGGGCATTATTCCATGGCCGCTCAGGACACGGTTCCTTATGAGCTGTATGTGAAGCAGGGAACTTGATGAGGGGGAGGGATAATGAAAAGATTATCGGATTACAAGGGCGAGGAGGCTATTGATCTTTGGGCTGATTTGCTGGACCCGCTCTCTGAGATATGCACGAATAAGGAAATAAAAAAAGCAGTCGAGTCAGGGGAGTCGAGGATAAGCGTTGCGAGGACAGTCCTGCAAGAGTGCCGGTCCGAGGCCGTGCGGCTATTGGAACGGATAGACCCTGAGCCATTGAATGGGCTGAATATCATCACAAGGCTTGTGGGAGTGCTGTCTGAAATTGGGCAAAATGAGGACGTGCGTTCTTTTTTCGGCTATGCGTCTCAGACCGGGACGGACGACGGATTTTCTGGCTCTGTTATGGGGAATATAGGGGGAAAAGAGAACTAAGGCTTTTTTTGCGGTATGTCGAGGCACGCATTGAGTCATTAATGCGTGACGAGGCATACCGTGCTTATATGGCAAAAAGTTTGCAATTAATCCCACAGAATAAATACATAACGACATCTTATTTTGATTTGTTTGATAAAAAGCAAGACAAGAAACCTGAATTATCTGGGGATGAGATCGTAGAGGATATAATGGCGCGTGCCGGGCTGCATTTTAGGTGACTGTTATGAGCATGACTGCTTTTGAAATATTCGGCGTATTGAAGCTGGATAGCCAACAATTTGATAAGGGGCTCAATGCCGCGAAATCAGCACTGGGCGGGGGGATTGCGACCGCGGCAAAAGTGGGCGCGGCGGCCGTCGCGGCGGCGACCACGGCTGTCGTGGGATTCGGCGCGCAGTCCGTGAAGGTCGGGCAGACATTCGATGCGTCCATGTCCAAAGTTGCCGCACTGTCTGGAGCAACAGGGCGTGATTTTGATGCCTTGCGTGATAAGGCAAAAGACCTTGGCGCATCCACGCAATTTTCAGCCTCGCAGGTGGCTGATGCCATGGGATACATGGGCATGTCCGGCTGGAAGACCGAGGATATGCTTGCGGGCGTGGACGGTGTGCTTAATCTTGCGGCGGCTTCCGGAGAGGATTTGGCCACTACTTCCGATATCGTGACGGATGCGTTGACGGCGTTCGGAATGACGGCGAAGGATTCCGCCGAATTTGCGGACACCCTCGCGGCGGCGGCGACGAATGCAAACACGAATGTGGGCATGATGGGCGAGACGTTCAAATACTTTGCGCCGCTTGCCGGGACGTTCGGATACAATGCCAAAGACACGGCCCTCGCAATCGGGCTAATGGCGAACAGTGGAATTAAGGCCTCTCAGGCGGGTACGTCGCTTCGTGGCGCGTTCTCCCGGCTGGTAAAACCGCCGAAACAGGCCGCGATGGCTCTTTCAGAACTGGGCTTGATGGTAGATGGGAACAATTTGCTACTGCAAAAAGAAGATGGCTCTCTCCGATCATTGAGTGAAGTCATGGGCGTTTTGCGTTCCACGGTGGGGAAACTGGATCAGGCTGAAAAAGCGCGTATTGCCACACAGCTTTTCGGGCAGGAGGCCATGTCCGGTATGCTTGCCATTGTGAATGCCTCGGAAGACGATTATATCAAGCTACAGCAAGCCATTGAAAACAGTGATGGTGCGGCGGCCAACATGGCGAAGAACATGAACGACAACCTTCAAGGGGCCATGTTTACCCTTACTTCTGCCATTGAGGCGGCTCACATTGCCGTGTCCGACAAGCTGACACCAACCGTGACGGAGTTCGTGAAATTCGGCGCGGAGGCAATTCAAGAATTTGCAAAGGCATTTGACAAGGGCGGCTTGTCGGCGGCGATGGACACTTTTGGGGTGTACCTCTCAAAGCTCGTGACGATGGCTTCTAAATACATACCTCAAATAGTCCGGGCGGGGGCAAAGCTCCTGGGGGCGTTTGTAAAAGGAATCGCCGATAATTCGGGCCTGCTGGTCAAGGTGGCCGGAGAAATCGGCGGAATACTCATCGACGAGCTGACGCGGGCGTTAAAGGATATCCCAAGAAAGCTCGCCGGCATTGATTGGAAAGGCGCATCCGAGCAAATGCTCGAAAACTTAAAGGGGGCGATTGGGGCATTATCAGGCGAGGAGGGCCTGATAAATATTGCTTCTGATATCATCCTTGCGCTCATGCGGGGGCTGACGGAGGCCGCTCCTGCGCTCGTGGAATCTGCCGCGTTCATCCTTGACACGCTTTTGACCGGGATCTCAAATGCGGCCCCTGATTATTTTCTCGTTGCGTCCGATCAAATCGGCAAATTCGCCGAATCCATCGGAGCGGCGGCCACGGAACTGATCCCTCATGCCGTGGAAACGCTTATCGATGTCTTTATCGCCGCAATGGAAAATATAGACACACTGATCGAGGCGGGCGAGGCATTGATAAATGGCTTATGGAACGGGATTCTCGCAAGCCTTCCTATTTTGAAGGAAAGAGCTCCGGAAATATTGGATTCCTTGACAACTGCGATCATGGAACATCCTGAAGCTTTTGCCGTGCTGACACTTTGGCTTACGGGCGCATTCAAAAAAGCGGTTGATTTGGCGTTGAGCCCATTGCGAACGTTAGGAAGCGTCCTTAACTCCGCGTTATCAAACGCAATAAGCCGAGGATTCACGGCTTTGCGGACCGTTATCGGAAACGCCTTGGCCCCCATAAGGACACAGATTGCGACGATTGTCAGCAGCTGGGGATCCGCTCTCTCATCGGGATTGAGCGCGCTGAGGACGGCTTTATCCTCTGCTTTGAGCTCAGCTGCCGCTTTTGCGACGGCAGACATGGGCGCAGTCTTGGCTGGGGGAGGCGTGGCCGCCGTGGGAATGATGGTGGCGGCAATCGTTGGCTCTATCGCGGCGGCATTCGGCGGCGCGGAGATCGGAAAGAAAATCGGCGCGGCTATATTCCCGGACGATGCCGAGTTATACGAGCATTATTCCGGCATAAGCGGGACGCTTGAAATGCTGAAAGACACCGTGATCGGGGCTTGGGACTTAATAACGATTGGTGCCGAGGGATTGAGGGATAAGATTGTCGCCAAATGGGAAGAAATAAAGGTCTCCACAACAACCACATGGGGGGACGTGAGCGTTGCCACGCAGACCGCATGGGATGCCGTTAAAAACAAAATAGGAACGGCCGTTGAAGAGGCGTGGGCGAAAGCCGTTGAGAAATGGAATGCGATAAAATCAAGCACAGAAGAGGCCTGGAACAAGGTAAAGGAAACAACGGAGCGCATATGGGGCAATATATCGAAGTTTCTTAAAGAGAACATCTTCACGAAACTCGCTAAAGCCGCATTTGATTGGGGCAAAGACATGATCGGAAATTTCGTGGACGGCATAAAAAAGAAATGGGGCGAACTAAAGAAAGGATTGGGCGATTTGGCTGAAAAAGTCTCCGATTACATAGGTTTCTCCGAGCCGAAAGAGGGCCCCTTGTCAAACTTCCATACTTATGCGCCCGATATGATCGACCTATTTTCCGAGGGTATCAAGGGCAATTCGGGCAGGCTGCTCGATTCGGTGCGGGACGCGTTCGACTTCGAGGACGCGGTCGCCGCGCCCACAATGCCCGATTTGAATAATTTTGTTCCGATTACGGCGGGGCGGAACGTGGACGGGGAGTTTTCCCGAGACCTGACCGTGATTCTTGAATTGGACAGGACACAGTTGGCAAAAGCAGTCTATAAGCTGAATAACGATGAGACGCAGCGAATCGGCACAAGGCTTGCAAGGGGGTTTGCATGAGTTTTACGGTGGATGGAGTCACGTGGAATATGCCTTGCAAAATCGAGCGCGAGGCCAAAATGACCGCGAGCGAAATTTCGGGCATGATGTTGGATAAGAACTATTTCAACGATGTCTTAGGAACGTTCATGGTCTATGACGTGACCATTGTCGTTCCGGCGGGTCACGAGACGGAGTATTCTGCTCTTTATGAGGTCTTGACGGATCCCGTGGACGCGCACATGTTTGTATTGCCGTATAATCAAGGGGTCATAACCTTGATGGCGAGGGTCAATACCGTGAGCGACGAGCTGTGGCGGCAAATCCGCGGCGTCAATGTATGGCGCAAGATAAAGTTTACCGTGACGGCAAATCATCCGTCAAAGGAACACAGCTTTGATGAGGCGATTCGGCGGGGGGTGTCCCCAATGCCCGATATGGAGTACGAACCGCAAATCGGGGAAGTGTACCGTCGGACGGCGGACGGCTGGGAAAAGCTGGAATTGGTTAATGGGGATGACGTGGCGTATTGATGAGAATCATAATTGGCATAAAAACATATACAAAGATCAAGTCGCTCTCATTCAGCCCTGAGACGGACGTGACAAACAGCGAGTTAGCCGTTAATGAGCTTTCCGCGGACATATTCACGGACGACCTCCCGATGCCGGGCTGTTACGTGGCTCTTTATGATGAGCGGGAGGTCATGTGGGCGCACTATTGGCTTTTCGAGTCCGTGCGCATTGATCGGGGCGTGCTCAGAATAAGGGCACAATCCGAAATGCTGGTGCTTGAGCGCAAGACGATGGGGGCGATTATGTATAATGACGCGCCTGTGTCGAATATCGTGAGCGATATATTTGCGAATGTGACACTGTATTCGCTCGATTCCAGCCTATCCTCAATGACCATCAGTGGCTTTTGCCCGGAGCAGACGGCAAGGGATCGGCTTCAATGGGTTTGCCTGTGCGTGGGTGGGTACGTAAAGACCTATTTTAATGACAGGCCGGAAATAAAGCCAATTGAAACTGAGCAGGCCTTGATTCCCTTGTCGCAGACATTCTGGAAACCGTCGCTTACTTATGGGGACGACGTCACCGCGGTCGTCGTCAAGGCGTTTTCCTATACGGAAGGGACACCCTCGACCACTGATAAGTGGGTCACGGACGGAACCCGCAATTATATCCAAACCGAGCAAGTTTTCACGTTATCAAACCCCGATGCCTCACCTCTGGCCGCCGAGCACGCCTATAAGGTCGAGGACGTGACAATCATAAACACAGGGAACGTCTCCGCGATACTGACCCGTCTATCCACTTATTTTTTCAAGCGGATGGAAGTAAGCCTTGATGTCATAGACAATGGCGAGTATATACCCGGACAAAAAGTGGCGGCATATATGGACGAGCGCGAGATCGTAGGCGGGTTCGTAAAATCCTGCGACTTCTCCTTTGGGCTGCAGGCGAGGGCGAGGCTGCGCCTTGTGCAGACGGATTCCGTTCCGAGCGGAGGGCTGCTCATCCATTATATGTTCGGAGACACTCAGATAGGGCTGGCGCGCTACTGGTTCCCGGTCGGCTATGCCTATGACTTTGAGAATCCGTACATAGACCGCACCGATTCCGCCGTCAGATTCATTTATCGGCCGCTGACGGAGAACGCTTCGGGGACGGTTACGAGCGAAACTGAAAACATCTATGAATATTACGAGATAGCCCTGCGGCACAGCGACAATATCCTGCTCATATTATCCGTGGATGAACTGTCGCAGAACGAGGGCATAGTGAGGATATCGTAATGAGTCAAGTGTTAGTATCTGAAGGCTATTTATCCGGCATAGCCGACGCAATAAGAGAAAAATTGGAGACAACGGACGCTTACAAACCATCACAAATGGCGGCGGCAATACGGAGCATAGCGGGCGAGGGATTCACTAAAATAAAGATGGAATCCATCGTTGGCTGTTATTTATATGGCGGGGGGAATCGCGGATGGGCTGTTTATCCGGGTACTTCTGAAGCGCAGAATGGTGAGACCTTTTATGCAGATATCCCGACAGCGTTTCAGAATGGGGGTTTGCTCCTATTGACCACCAGCCGTCCCGCAGGTGCGACTTTTGAGTTCACGCGGAACCGCATTGGATTCACGGACGGCACGGAAGACGTGGAAAACCTACCGGATGGGATAACTGAGGGACGGACAACGCCGCCGGATTATTACTTGAATAGTTTGTCAAGCGACAGGACAAAAGAATTCACTTTCGTGAAGGTTCCCGCTGGAAAGAACCGTATTTATTGGACGAATACACAAAGTAGCTATCGAGTCGCGGGGCAGTCAAGTCATATGTGGCTCATTGAGGACGATGATTTGGCAGATGCGCTCAATATCAACTGGACGTATTCTATCGCCATTACATCGTGAATCAAGGCACAAACGAGGGGACTTATACTATTACAAGGAATGGATCATGAGCAAGAACATAATCATAAAAGAGGACGGCACGGCGCGGAGCTTCTCCAACGTCGAAAAACTCCAGACGAACTTAATCGAGGGCGGGACGCAGAACTGGGTTCCCGAAGACGAGGCGGCCGCTTATGTCGATTTGGGTGAAAAAAACATAACCGAAAACGGAACTTATAAGGCGGCCGATGATGGCCATGATGGCTATTCCGAAGTGAAGGTGAACGTGGTTCCCAACCTTGGGACGCTCTCCGTGACGAAGAACGGCACCTATGAGGCCGAGGACGAGGATTACGACGGCTATTCCAAAGTCACCGTCAAGGTAAAGGATGGCGGCGGCGGGGGAGGCGGCGGGGACGCCGAGCTGATAACGAAGACCATCACGGAGAACGGGACTTATGATGCAACGGATGACGGCGCGGACGGGTATTCAAGCGTTACTGTGGACGTGCCGATGATAAGTTTCGGGCGGAAAATCAATGTAACGGCTTCGGGGAACCTCGCGGCGGGGGATTCAATTTATTTGATTAGTGCTGAAAGTGGAAGCTTCATAAAAAGAGATGATATAGTTTTTGGCAATGCTTCTGACGACGGGAATCTTTGCTCAAATAATGGGCATTATGCTTATTATTTGAGACCATCGTCAAATAGATATTATATAATTCAACATGATTTAATAAACAATACGGAAAAAACAATGAAGTTTATTTTGTCCGATAATTCCGAAATTACCCCTAATGTATACAGGAGTGGCTATCTTAATAAGTATTGGACAGTGATCGGAGATAATATTTTATGCAAAGATATAGACAGCGGACGATCCCTTTTTTTTAATATGTCATCCGGGGAATTGATCCATGCTGATACGTGGGGCACTCGTTGTTGTAATAAATTTTGGGTTGTTGTGGGTGAATACGGGTATTGCAAAGACGGATCTGTTGCCATGAAGATGAAGATTCCAACGGGTGAAACGCAAACTATTAGCAATTCTGCTTATGGTGGAGGAGTTCTTATTGGCATTATTGACAATATTCCAATAATAAATGTTGCAACATACGGATCAAATTACTTTTTTGGTCTTTTAAATTCTTCTTTCAGCCTTTCTTCAGGTGCTTCGCTTCCAGATAATGCGTATATTTTTTCTAATGGAGAGATTGCTCTGGTTAAAATACCAAATACTACATCAGGTGATTATAGTGGAAAATGGTTTCAAATACCATTAGCGGATGTTGTTAATGGCTCATTCACAACAGATTCTTATGACAGATATTTAATAGCTGATCCTTTCGCAGAAATAGGGAATATTTCAAGGATGGGTTCGCATGAAATGATCCCAAATAGGGATGCGAGCGGGAATTTATCGTTATTGATTGTATATAATGAGACAACATCCCAAAGTGAAAGATATTATTATCGTTGGGACACCCATGAGGTCGTAAAATTTCCTTCCACTACCTCTGTATATGATACAATGGTATCCTTGACGAATAAATGGATTGTAGCGGATGGCGTCGTGGTGGAGATACAGGGCGGCGGGACTATCGCGCGGGCGGCCAGCGGGAAGATTCACGGCACTTCTCCTCTGGGCTACGTCCCATCGGCCATATCGGACGGCCAGACCGGCGAGGCGATGATTCTTTTTGATTAAAAAAATCCTCAAAACCCCTTGACGAGACACAGCCTCCTATGATATAATGGCGCGGAATAGAAATGAGAGGGGGGTGAGCGGGCATGGATGCGATTTCTTTTACGCCGGGCGACATCGTCGCTCTGTGCAATTTCATACTTGTGATCGCGGCCGTGGGCGCGCTCGCGCTCAATGCGGCGAAAAGGGTGAACAGGCCGAACGAGATACAGGACGAGAAAATCGAGGAAATAAGGAACAGGATGACCGACCACGACAAGCAGTTCAATGACATACGGATCAAGCTGGATCACGACAAGAAACGGCTGGACGAGATTGAGAGCGTGAGCCGCGTCACTAACCGCGTAATAATACAGACGCTTCAGGTACTCGTTCGCCATGGCATAGATGGCAATAATAAAGAAGAGCTGGTTGAGGCGGATAAGGAGCTTAATAAGTATCTTCTCAATGAAAGATGGGGGCACGATGCCCTCGAAAGGTCGGATAGCAAATGAATGAAATAAAGTTCAACGTATTGAATGCCATAATAAGCGCGTGCGTGTTCCTTGTGACGGCATTCGTGATTCCTTATTTGAGGTCGCTCACTGAGAACGAGAAACTCGCGGGATTGGAGAATGCAGTGGAGACGGCCGTGATGGCGGTCGAGCAGACCAATGGGAAAGGCGGCGGCGGGGCAAAGAAGGCG